TCGACGCCGTCCTCGTTCCGTATCTGCAGCCACGGGAAGTGGTGCGAGTAGGCGCCAGCAATGTGCGGGAAGATCTGAGGGCTGAAGCCGCCGTGATACTGCACCGCGACGAATCGGTTCTTGAGAGACCCCTTGGGCACCTTGTTGAACTTCTCTTGGATGTATCGCATGGCCCTCTCGAGACGAGAACCACCGATGGTGGTGCCCTCGTAGAAGACCTCGTGTGTGAGGCTGCGGTTGTGCCTTCTCCACGCCATCAGATATTACCTGTGCCGGTTGCGGTTGGGATGACGTTTGCGACGAATGGGCTGACGGTGGCGGCGGCGGCTCCGGTGCCGGCGTACGCGAGCGTAAACGGTGTGCCGGCGACTTGGGCGGTGAAGGCGACGATTGCGCCCACCTGCTTTATTGTGATGCTTTGCTCCATCGCGCCAGGTGGTGGAAAGGTGGTTCCGAGGCTTAGCACCGCCAAGAGCCCGATGGCGACATCCGTTGCGGTGTCGAGAGCCACGGTCGTGTATGTGCGCGTGATCCCGTTCAGGGTGACCTGGTGGTTGTCCCCCCCAGCTCCCGGCGCCGTTATCAGGAGGTTGGTGACCTGCGCCGTCGCGTCTTGAAACAGCGCATTCGGCGTCTTGTTGCAGCAAAGGGCGAGCTGCACGCGCGACGCATGTGACGCCAGGGTGGTTGGGTGCGTGATGGTGTACGGAATGGTTGGTGCGCCGCCGGTGAACACACACCCCAAGATGACTGCAAAGCCGCCTAGCTCCACGCTTATGGATGCGCCTGTGTCGTCTGCGTTCTTCTCGAAGGTGCAGCCCCGGAAGACGGCCCGCACACCAGACCTCACTGTGACAAGGGGTGCGCCCCCGGTCACCGCGCTGACGGTCACGCCGTCGAGCACCGCGTTGGTGGTGATCTCTATCGGCTTCACAATGACTGCGCCGGGCGCTGGGGCGTGTATCTCTGTGTCTGGCTTCTTGATGGTGAGACCACCATGGGGGCCTGGGGCGAGCACAAAGACGTTGCCCTTCTCCTTCCACTCGCTCATGGCTGTGCCAGGGAGGATTATCCCAAGGGAGTCGACAGACCGGCTGACGCGCCGCCTCACCAGCATGTTGAAGTAGCCGAGCCGACCCTCTTGCGCCTTCTCGTCTGGGTTCAGGCTGAGTATCTCGTTAGCCTTCATCGTCCCTTCCTGCGGCGGTTTTGCGCCACCACGCGGAAGAGGGCCTTGACGCTACTGAACTTCAGCCGCTCTGCCGGGTTGCGCATAAAGCCGAAGAGCATGGCGGACGCCGAGGTGCCCTTGACGGAGCTCGAGGTGACGATGGTATCCACCTCCTCGTCCCCAATAAGGCACGTGTCCGCCTCAAACGTAGTCGAGAATGGAATCGATGTGCCCCACTGCACACCGCCGCCGAACTCTGCCTGCTGCGACGGAGTCGCCTCTGGTATTCGGTCGCGGATGGTCTCATCTGTGCGTGGTGTGGGGTAGAGGTTGGTGGTGATGGAGACTGGGCGCCTGAACGTGGCCACGCCGCCAATGTAGTCCACCACCTGGGCCATCCAGCTCTTCAGGTCTGCGGCCAGCATGGTGTTGAAGAGCCCCTGGGTCCATGAGTTCACGACATCGGTGCCCTGGCCTCGGCTCAGCATGGTCGCCGCGAGCCCCCGCAGCTTCACCCTGGTGTCTGAGTTAAGGGCGATGTCTGGCCCCATATACGCCCAGTCAACGGGCTGCGCTATGGGCGTCCTGTGGAGAGAGCCCTGTATGTCTTCTCTGTGGCGCGGAAACCGGGCCCACTGCTGCCATATGTAGGCGCCCAGTATCACGCTGGCTGGGGTCGCTCTGTTGTTATCTATAATCGCCAAGCCGCCGCTGTCCGATGTGATGCCCATCTGCGACATCCCATCCACGCTCGGATAGGAACCACTGCGCGTCTTCATGGGTATGTAGCAGAGTATGTTCTCTCGATATGGCGCCACGTTCATGCCGCCACTTGTGGCCGCAACCGGCTCGTGGGTGCCGCCCGCGTCCCCCTCCCACGCACCGCCGCCGACACCGTCCCAGATAAGGCTGACGACGTCGCCATCGACGCTCGCGGCATACCCGGCTGTGCTATCGAGGCACGTGTGTGTCGTCCATGCGCGTCGGGAGGACATGCGCTCTGGTGGCAACTGCAGGTCTATGTTGGTGGTGCCGGGTATGAATATCGGCTGCCAGTGCGTGTTATCAAAGGCGAACCTGACGCGCACGATGTTGATGCCGAAGGTGGCGCTGTTGATTAGATCGAAGTCGTCCTTTGCCGGGATAATCTTCACGGGGACGAGGTAGGTCACCTCTGGCGCTGCCGGCGCAGACTCGCCATTTGGCGTCGGGCCAGCCGCCCCAGCCCCCCAGAACAGGTATTGCGGCTCAACTGGGATCCACTTGTCGAACACGATGGCGCTGCGCGTGGTGCTGGCGAACACACCGAGCGAGGTGTTGCTCCAGTCGATGCGGTACTTGCCTGAAATCATGCGGAAGTCTTCGTCATCAACGCTTCGGTCGATGGCACCCCCGCGCCCATACTCCATGATATAGAACGAGCGCGCCGTAGTGGTCTCGCTCCACGAGTAGGACTTCGTCCTGGCGTCGTCGCTGAAGTTGTCAGCCTGCACGGAGCCTATGCAGAAGAGCCTCTGCTCGATAGAGAGCATCCACGGGTTGTGTATGTTCTGAGCCGCATATGGGGCGGTGCCGCCATAGCCATCGGATGCCTCGACCGTGTTCGACTCATAGCTCCACAGCGACCACTGGTCGTCCGAGAAGCACAGCGTCGCCCTCTGCTCTGGAAGGGTGACCAGGAGCGCCCGGAGATGGTCACAGTACGTGACGTTCACCATGGATGTCTCGAGCGTTACCACGCTGTTCCGCTGCGGTGCGCTGGAGCCGTAGGTGGCAGCGCCGGTGTTTGCGGTGGTCGCGGTGAAGAACGTGGTGGACGGGTCGGTGATGAAGTCGGTGAACAGGGGTTCAATCGGCCCACTTATCGTCTGAATGTCGAAACCGCCAGACGCCACATGCACCCCGAGTCGGCTCACCCATATGAGCGCCTCTCCGTAGTTGGTTGTGGTGTTCTGGTTGATGCACCCCATGGAGTCGGATATGCGGACTGGGGCCATGCCTTCTCCGAGCAGGTCCCCGGCGCCTGGCGCATAGGCCCAGGTCTCCGTGTCGGTGAAGATGTATATGTTCTGCCCTGCGCGCCCAAGCGCTGTGATCTCTTTCTCGGTGGGCACTATGACGATGTTCTGGTCGATAAAGACAGTCGGCTCGAAGATGTTCGAGAAGTAGAGCACTCTCTCGTTGGCAATGACGAGGGCGCCTTCATAGGCGATGAGCGCCTCTGGCTGCGGCAGCGTGGAGCTCGTGCGGTAGTTGTAGGTCTCCGGGTACTGCCCGTTGCTTGGGCGCACGCGCCACACCATGGACGATTCAGAGTAGGGGCCGGCCCACTCTGGGCGTGCGGTTGCGCCACCGGAGCCGCCATCGCCATGTGTACCATCCCTGAAGGACGCACACTCACGGTGGCGGTTGCCACGGAAGGTACACGGCGAGTATGCGTAGAGTGGCATCGACTTGGTGCCGAAGTAGAGCGTGTCGCCCACCTCGGCGAAGAAGCAGGGGTCGGTGCTATACGCTGAGCGCCAGCTTTGCGCGTCCTTCTGGAGGTTGGTCTCGTAGTTCCCGAGCCGATACGGCATGTCGCGCTCGCTGACGCCGCTCTCTGATGTGTGCGTGTAGATGGGTTCTTCCCAGCGCTCCCCGGTGGTCACGTCGTATATGTCGACCAGGTAGACCTCTTCGATCTGACCACCGTACGTGTCGGCAGTGGTCGACGGGATGGGCTCGTACCCACTGGCCTCGTCAGAGTAGACGATTGCAGTGAACACGCTCACGATCTGGGTGTGTCCGAAGTCGGTCTGCAGCGCATAGCTGCCGATGTGCGCCTTGTACCCCCAATCTCTCGAGCTGTTGTTGAGCGCGGGCCCGATGGCGAACGGCATCAGAGTGTCGAACTCGGCTAGTTGGCCGAAGCCCTGGCGCACTTCCCATGCGCCCTGCCTGCGAAGCATGTTGAGGGCGAATGTGCCCTTGGTGGGCGTTGCATACTCGATGCCCTCCCCAAGGATGTCGACCTCTTCATACTTTACCGCCATCTCACATGTACTCCAGGTCGACCACCATCTCCACGATACCGCCTGCGCGGTTCTCCAAGTACTCCTTTAGCTGCCGCTGACGCCTGCCAAGCAGGGCGAGAAGTTGCGGGTTGTCTGCGGAGTCTACGACCGCGTACTGCAAATACGCGGTGAGCGCGATGATGTCATGGAACCTGTTCAGGTCGTCGATATATTCGTTTGACCCGACGACGACTCCTGCGGTCCAGTTGACGTCCTGCTCAGGTATGTAGTCGACACGCACCACGCCGGTGTACTGGCCAGAGAAGTTAATAACGGCCCCCTTGAGGGCGTAGCCGGCGGTGCCGTCATAGGCCGCCTTCAGGTTGAGCGTGGGGGTGAGCCGGGCCACCACATTGTCTGTGTCCGTGGCGCTCTCAACCCTGTAGATGTCGACGAGCTGGTAGAGACGGGTAGACGCAGGGGCAGCGGAGCCAAAGAGCACACCGCTCAGGTCGAGCGTGCGGGCGTTCGAGAGCGTCGCCACGTGCTCTTGCGCGTAGATGTATGGCGCCATGCCGATAACGGATGCGCGGAAGTCGTCGTAGGCCAGCGACAGCCAGGTGACGACCTGCGCGTCATCGACAAACGTCTGGTCGGGCTCGTCCATATAGCGCCGGAACAGCGCGGCCACCTCCTCAACAATCATGGGCCGGCTCCGGGTATGACTAGCGGCGCGCTCGAGACGCCTGGCACGTTCTGCCCCTCAGCCGGGAATGGGACTTCGGCGGGGGGAGCGCTGCCAATCGGGCCCTGCGTCGGCGCTGGCTGTGCCACGGTCTGCAGTTGTGGCGCTGCCTTCTTCACCCTTGGATGCACCGAGCTCCGCGCTGCCTGCTCCGCATGAACCTCGTCTGGCTCATTGGCAAACGAGGCGTCCACGATGATTTGGCGGATGTAGTCTTGGCGCTCGATTGGTAGCTCATAGTAGTCGGGGGACTGCGTGAACTCGTTGAACACCTTGAGGAATGCCTGCAGGTCGTCGGTGGGTAAGATCTGGATATCATTGCCGAGTATGACGGCTTGCAGCATCTCCTTGGCGTGGCTGAGCGCCAGGAACTTCTGCGCCACCTGCGAGTTGTAGGTGCGGAAGGAGATCATCTCCCTCGCCTCTTCTGGCGTCATGAGCTGCAACTGCACGTACTCGAGCGCCTTGACCTCGCGGTTGGCCGCGTCGACCTGGAAGAGCATGTCGGCGTTGATGTGGATCTCAGGGTTATCCACGATGTCTGTGTTCGAGATGGCCTTCCACGCCGGGGTGCCGGCCGCGTCGAGCATCTTGATGACCCTGGACTCGTTGTAGTGGCGCTTCATGAGCAGCAGCACCGTCTTCATGGTGTCTTCGACCGAGAAGACGATCTCGTTCTGCGTCATCAGCAACTGCGTCGCGTCCTGCTGCGTGAGTGTGCGCGCGTGTACTCCTGACTTCACGCCGGGCTCTCGGCGCCCCAGGGTGATGCCATGAGCTCCAGCCACGTCGCTCATCTCCTCACGCAACACGGAGGGCTCACGCAACACATGTGACGGCATCTGCTGCGGGCTTGCGGGCTCTGGCTTTCCGCCGCCGGGGGTGAACCGGATGACAGCGCCCGGCTTGTTCATCAGCGCCCCCTTGCGCACGTCGGCTGTGCGCGGGACGAGCCACGGAGGGTTGCCCATGAGGCGCACATTGGCGTGAATCTGCGTGCGTGTGCGGTTGTACAGCTGCTGCAGGTCGGCGATCTGCACCATCGGCCCCTGGCCCCACAGGTCGCCCTCGATGATGTGATAGCGCATCATCTTGACCGGGAAGCACACGCGCACGTCTTCGCTCACCTCTTTCTGGAGGTAGGTGCTGCCCACCATGATGGCGTGACGCCCGTCGCGCCAGTAGATCTCAAACACCTCCACGCGGTTCTGAGGCTTGTACTCCTGGTACTGGAGTAGCTGATAGTCGGTGTCGTCTGGCAGGTTATCTATCTCTGCACCCTTGTCGGGATAGGTGTCCTTGAGTTCGCCCTTGGTGGTGTAGGTGCGTATCGCAGTCCACCTGGCCTCATCGGGCGAATGAACCCCAGGCTCAAAGAAGACATCGAACGGGCTGACGGCCTCGCATCGGACGCGACCCTTGGTCTGCCTGGAGCCGACCTCGTCGTCCTCCTTCTCCGCGTCTGTCCCAGGGTACTCCCCCGGCAGCATATCAAGCTGCTCCCTCAACTCGATGCCTGGCTCATAGAAGGTGTGCAGCACCACGTTACCCGTCTGGCATATCCACCTGATGGCCTTTGACCACACTCGGTTCTGCTTCTCTGAGAGCCAGAAGTACCTGAGCGCCATCTCGCTGGCCGTGGCCTTTGTGATGTCGTCCACGTGGTCGCTCGCCGGGATGACCACCGGGGTGGGCGCGTTCAGCGTGAGGCGCGCAAGAATGTTACGCTCGATGTTGAGCATCTGGTTGACCGTGACGCGCACCTCGCCGGGCAACCGCCTGATGTTATTGTAATCATTGGCCCGGCGACTCCAGTACAGCCACTGGTCGCCAGAGAGCATCCGCATGGCGGCAGCCCACTCGCGCTCATGGCGCGTCTTCTCGCTCCTTGAGCGCAGAATGTGCGAGTACATGTCAGTGGGGAACTTCGCCATGCCTATACCCCAACCAGGGTTCGCTTGAGCTTCTCCGCTGCGCCAGGCTCAACGTAGCCCATGTCGCCCTGCGGAGCGACGCCGCGCTGCTGCGGGAGCACGGGTGCCTGCTCTGCCAATCGGCGCTCATACTGTTGCTGCTCTCGCGCTGCCTCGCCCATGGCGCGCTGGTTACGCATCTGAATCTGCACGTTCTCTTGCTGCTCGCCTGCGGCGATGTTCCGTCCGATGGCGCCAGCGCTTTGCTGCACCACAAGCCCGAGCAGGCTCCCGAGGATGGGGTTGAGTCCAATCGCGGCAGCGATGCCAAGCGCAGCGCCGCCCGCTGTGCCTACGACGCCCGCAACATCGCCGGCCGTTGATGGCCTCGGCGTCTCCAGCGCGGGGGCGCCCGATGGCCGACGGGGCTGCCTCTTCATGGGCACCCTCTCGCGACCGCCAGCCCCCATGAGCGCTTGCATTCTGGAGGTATAGGCCTGCCGCCTCAGATCGTCAGCCGTCAGTGCCATCACCCCACTCCTGTCGCACGGTGTCCATCAGGGTCGCGCCATCATACTCCACTTCCTTGCGGTATGAACGCTCCCTCTCGATAAGCAGCCACAGGTAGTAGCCAAGCTCGGCGAGAACGACTGACGCTACGAAGTAGAATAGGTGTTGCATACAAAAAGAGGTGGGACGCCAAGGGGTTCGGCGCCCCACCTCTGCACCTCGCTGGGGGCTAGGTGGGTGTGATGCCGGTCAGGATGACCTGCGCGTTGGGCCGCTTGCACGCGATGTTGTAGCGATGCTTCCAGAAGCCCTCGTAGGCGTCCTGGCCGGCGACCCGGAAGAGCACGTTGCCGTCCTCGTCCGCGA